AACAAAAAGCGCAGTGGCTACCGTTGATTCACTTACATGCAATGAATGCAAAGGGTTTGTTTCATTAATGCCAACGTACTGACCAATTGCCCTAATCCTTGTCGATTGCGAGCCCGCACTACTCGTAATGATGTCAACGATCCCATCTTCTGTCGCATCACTTGCATCGCTAATTTTCGCCAAGATCTGTGCATAGGCATGATCCTGACTGTTGTCATTACGACCGCGAAATTCAATGTTGCCTAAGTTATCATCATCTGCTGGTGATGCAGAATTGCGATACAACACCAAGTCAGGAGCAGTATCTAGACCAGCATCATTATTTTCAATGATGACTTGATCAGTCGTGTCATTGCTGAATAGATGCAATTGAGCTGCTGCTGTTCCAGCGCCAAGCTGTAAACCTGAACTCGTTACAGTGCCGATATTTGATCCGTTGACACTAAAACCAATTTGATTTGCTGCCGGATAATAAAAGCCTGTATTGGCAGAATCTGACGCAAAGCTAAGACTAGGCGATGCAGCAGTGCCATCTAGCACTTTTTTAAATAAACTTCCGTAAGTAATGTTTTTGTTTTTGTTTGCGTCCGTTGCTTCGCTTATATCAACAATAGGCAAAAGATCACCAGATGCAGGCGCAACAATTTCACTTAAGTCAGAAATCTTGCGGTTTGACATCAGGCTGCCTCCAACGCATCAATGCGAGCAGTCAATGCAGCAATTTCAGCGTATGCTTCCTGCAAACCTTTCATCAGCAAGGGTACTAGCGTTGCTTTACCAACACCCATATAAACAAGATCGCCATTTTCATCAACATCATTTTCGTTGCCCATTACAGCATTTGGATACACGTCTTTTAGTTCTTGAGCAATAAAGCCTTCTTCGTAGACACCAGATGAAGTCATCCGGAAACGGTGCAATTGAATCTGATTAATCCGAGACTTGGCCTCAGGCATGTCAGTAATGTTATCTTTTAATCGACGATCAGATGCGTCAATCAAATCAACAGTAGTGCTCGTAAGAATACCAACGCGACCGGCCTGTACGCCATTTGATTGAAATTCAACTACGCTGCCAAGCTGCTCACCACCACTACCAATCCTGTTCAGGCGCAAACAATCTGAATCTCTCATCGCAATACGAATGCGACCTCTTTGCTGAATAATTAAACCTTCATTAGTTGTATTTGATGTATCTGTTGGGTTGCCTTGATAATTCCAATAAAGCGATGGACCGTCATTGTCTACAACTGATTCGTTTTTCCCTACAGTAAATAAGGTAGTATTAGAGCCACCAAGTTGCGTAACATACGCAATCCCTACGCTACCGCTTATTTGTCCTTCAACACGATAAAAACCTTGATCTGTTCCATCGCTTCCAAAAGTAATTGATGGCGCTGCCTGTGTTCCGTCTGGCAGAACAACGGAACCGTCCAAACCTCTTAAAGGAATCCAAGCAGTATTACCAGAATTGCGTAACTTAAGCTGACTCGCCGTTGTGTCAGCCCATGTTTGATACGGATATTTTGTGACCATAGCAGTATCAGTAGCACCGCTATGGTTTGAAAACAAAGCTGCTAGGCGTGCATTAATGTCGGAGCGGACTGCTGCACCAGTGCCGTTGTCTACAGTATTATCAGATGCTTGGGCCATTTTTAAGGCTGCTTTGCTCCATATCCTACTGCAGTATACCTAAATCGCCTACTGATCAGTTCATTACCATCAAAGCTACTTCGGAAGAGCACGTTAAATCCCGTTGAAGTAGGTTCAGTGATCGTAAAGTAATCGTATGGCTTCATGTTATAGGCAATAATACTGACGGACGGCTTTGTATTTTCATCGGTGTAAAACGGATATTCAAAGGTAACATTTTTTATGCCTTTACCAGATCTAATTATTTCGCTGTTTTCTGTGCGTGTCTCAAACTTAACATCAACACCAAGCGATTCAACAACAGGTGACTGATCAACATGATCTGTTGTCAATACAGCCTTAAATTCAAAGTGACGACCAGTAAAGCTGGTATTTGCTAAAGGAATCCAAGGGCCATAACTTAAATTAGATTCATTCAAGAAACTATTGCCAGTTTCTAGCAGTAGCAGACTTGCATCCTCAGTGTCTACTAGGTCGTCTTCTAAATCTGGCCCAATAATGTTACCAGCCTCATCGACGGCTGTACGCAAATAAATTTCAACATTTACGTCATCAGCAACTTCGCCATCAAAATCAGTCCATGTATCAATTAAATCCAGTCGGTCATCGAAAGTATTTGTTCTGTAAATACCAGCGGCATCTAATATTCGTTTGAACAAAGGGCTATACTTCGCGCCAAAGTCAAAGCCAAGCCCAAAATAATATGTGCCGCTTGTGCGTTGCGTTCCAAAAACAGAGTCAATATTCGCAGTTAATCCGTCAAGATTAGTAACTTCATCGTCAAATGATGCGTCGCCATCAAGCACCAAGCCATCAAAACCATCGTCATAATAAACGCCATCTTTAATGCCAGGGAAGTTATTAATCCCAAGCTGAATCGACTCATAATTAAACAACGGCAACTGATCTGGCAGATCAATAATTGCACTGACGGCGTTTTGGCTTCTAACGTTTTGATTGTTCTCAAACTTGACAAAGTATTCGCCTTCCATCAACGGCAATGTTGCATATGTTGTTCGTGCCTCTACCTTGCGAAGCAGTACTGAGTTGTACCAAACACCGCTGCCATCTGTCTTGCCAGAATGACGTATAACTGCAACAAATTCGTCAAGGCTTTGACCATTTGCAGTTGATGACCAACGCATAATTACTTGGTCTTTGCCTATTGGTTCTAGCGTGACATCTTCTGCATCAGGCGGCAGATTTTGCACGGTTCCGCCACCAATAATTTCAGTAATATTGTCCGGAATTGCGATTGCATTACTCTTTGCAGGTTCTGACTTTAAGTTATTTGGTTCAGGACCAATCGCATATATGCGCACAAAAACTTGTTGGTTTGCAAGCACACTGTCGCTAATGTCTACGTTTGTATTTGTTGTAAATATGCTTTTGAAGTTTCCGGATTCTGTAATTTTGTAATCAACCTGAAATCTAACTGCTCTTAGATCCGTGCCACGCGACCAAGATACATTAATCTGCCTAAATCTATTGCGGCTTTGTGTGATATCAAAGAAACGAATCTGTACATCCTCAGGCGGAGCAGGTCTATCGTCAAATAAAGTTGTATCAGGGAAATCAAGGTCTGCATCACGACCTTCAACAACATCGTAAATATTGTCTACATGTTGTACACCAACAATCGAATAAACGCCGTCTTCACCTTCTGCAACTGACAAGCATCTAAACTTTTGATTGGCGACACTTGTATCAGTAATTGTCCAAACTGCATTATCTGCCGGTGGTTCATCAAAGTCAGGACTTACCAAGATGGTTGACGTACCATCAAGCGTTGCTGTTCTAACTTGAACGCGACCATCAGGCAGGACAACAGTTAGTTGATCATTGCTACCAGGCAATGACGATACATTTTGATCTGCAATAATTTTCTTTTTATTTGCACCGACAATTCTTCCGGCCAATCTTGAGCCTTGACGCATTGCGTCAGATACCGCAAAAACCTGACCGGGCAAAACATTCAAACCTTCTAGGCCAACAGAAAATGTGATTGTTTCCCCTTCAAGTTCTTCTGATGTCATCATCCATTTTGCCATCCGCTGCGCTTGTGTTTTAGACGTACAACCAAACGCGACGATCTCTCGTGTTTGCAATCCATATTTGCTAATCGCGTTTTTGTCTTCAACAATAATATAATTTGGTTTGTAAAAATTGTCGGGATCGTTATACCTTGCGATAACTCTTGTGCTGCGTGTTTTTAGAGATGATCCGCTATAAACAAAACCGCCACCAACGACATTTGAGTTGGTGAATACATGAATTGGATCAAGGTTGCTGCCGTCTAAGTTGCCGTGATCAGCCGCAAGCTGTATGGTGTCTGACTTCCAAAAGACCATGCCGCGGAACACGCTGGCAAGATCCTGTATAACGCTGTAAGCATCAGCTTGAGTACCAATAACAGTATTAATCGCAAATCTTGGCTCTTGGCGACCATCTGCAGTCGTAATCAACTCATTACAATACTTTGCTATTCCAATCAAATCAATCCAACTTACATTCTCAGCATCAATAAAATCACCTGCACCATACCGTTTATTAACAAGCATGTCATAAAAACAACAGACTGGACACGTTGTCCATTGTTCATTATCTTTTAATCTGCCGTCAAAAGGTAGGCTAGAAAATTCCAAAGAGCCGTCGTTTCGCGGTGTTGCATTTGACGGGATTTTTACCTTTAATCCTTTAACGTCATAAGCACGAGATGGCAAAGATTGAAATTGATCTGAATCAATCGAAAGCGCAGCACAAGCAGTGCCTGCATAATTAACATTGCCACGCTTATGAACTAAAATTTGACTCCACTCCAATACATCGCCACGGCCCTGCTGCAACGGTGTTGTTTTTTCTGGTAAATCTACTAAATCATCTTTTTTGATTTCAAAAGCATCTTCAGGGTTGTCAAATTTGAGCTTGCTTACTTTTACATTCCAAGGACCGCCAGCACCTGGGAAAAAATCAAGCTCTATTTTTGGCGTTTTGAACTGATAACCTGACGTTGAAATACCTTCAATGATTTTCTCGAAACGCTTGATATAAGGACCGCCAGCGCCTTGAACGTCTACCTGCATTTTTATTTTTGCAGGAAACAACTGCCCGCGAGCCAAACCTTCGACAGCGGTTGAATAAAGTTTTGGAACAGTGAAAACAAGCTCGATAAAATTAGCTTCTAGGTCTGTAACCGTTTTAATAACTTGACCTTCTCCATAGTTGCGTTCTAAAATAACTTGATTTTCATCAAGCGTCTCGGAATAATTCTCTCCAATTGTTAGGCCAACTTGTTTAGGAATAACAGTTGTATTCTCGCCTTCAAATAGCTTTTGCTTGACATAGCCTTCCCTTTGCTCAAAATCTTCTCGTTGAACGTTTTTGTCAACAGCAGATGTTTCGTTTAGATAAACACCTTCACGGCCTTGAATGCCTTCGATTGGACCTTCGCAAATCAGGTCAATGACTTTGATTGTTGTCTTGGAATTTAAGGACATGGTTTCTAAATAAGATCGTAGCCGTAGCCGACTAGCTTGAAGGTCACAGCATCATTCACACTTGCGTCTGTGATTTCAAATTCAATTTTAATGTCTTCTGCGTCACTTGATTCTGGGACTTCAAGGCGATGACCATAGGTAAATGGGTCATTGCTACTAGACTTAAATTTGCCCTGTAATGTAGCACTTGCACTTGCAACGACAGGGTTTCCAATGCCTCCTAGCTTCAAGGTGATTGTATAAGAAATAAACGCATCAATTATAGTCGTCGTTTCATCGCCAACATAGTCATAAAAATTATTAGCTAGTTCAAACACTACGTCTACCTCTCTTCGCTTTTTCTTCTTGTAATTCAAATCATCGTTGACAAGGAATAGACTGCCAGAATTATCATTGACAAGTTTATTTAAGTTTGGCCCAAATGTATTGTCTATATTAATTCGCTTGTCTGCATTAGTGCTGAAATCTAACTTTTCATCAATTCTTTTAGTGTCAAGTCCGCCAGCAGATTGAATGCTATTGCTGATTTGTTCACTGTTAATTGTTACCAGTTTTCGGCTAAAGTTGCCAAGCATTTTTCGTAGCGGATCAGATTCATCGCTGATCTCAATGTTTAATGACAGCAAATGACCGCCAGCAATCACACGGCCATAAATGACAGGTATCGTTGCACCTGTTCCAACAGTATTTACTGGACCGCTAAAAGCATAAGATTGCTCGCCGGATGCTCCACGAGTAATTCCTTGCGGACCAGTGCCACGCACATTCGTACCACCATCCAAGCGATTGCCGCCAAGCCTTGGCAGTTCTGGTTGCGGTGAAATTAAATTTGCGGTACCGGAAAGCACTAAGCTCGCACCAATAGCGCTTAAACCTGTGCCAAGAGCAGTTGCAAAAGTTGCAGTACCAGCAGCTGTCGTTGCAGCAGCAGCTCCAAAAAAGCTTGTTGTACCAAACAACCCTGCACCAGGCAGCAAGAAAGATGCAGCAACCAAACCAACGCCAAGCAAGATCTGCCCCGTCGATCCACCGCTACCACTGATCACAGGCACCACCATCAATGGCTTACTGCCAAATGGCAACGCCAACTCGTCATATCCCATTGCAGCACCACCTTGAATAACCTTGTATCCGACGCCGTTCTGATGCGCTTCCGTTAGATCCTTTTGCAGCGCCGGATAATTAATGCACAGCAGCTTGATCGCTTCCGCTGGTGATCGCAGGTTGTAATACTTGTGCTCTGTACCGTACTTTTCGCCTAGCTCACCGCCGAGCATGACCAGTTGCATGGCGATAAACAGCAGATACCCTGTCACGATAATACCGCGTCAACGGCTCAATGGCACTGATGCTATTCATGCGTTGATGCAGGATTCGATCATCTTTTAAATAAATCGCTGCGTGCATCGGTGTTCTAGTGCCAAGTCGCATAATCAAAACATCACCTTCTTTGCGATCATTAAACGCAACCTCATCAAATTGAAGCGTATTTGCATGACGCAAAAAAATACTGTCAGTGCGCTGCAGGTTCACTGGCCTTTCAAAATCAGGTAGCTCAATACCTAACAATGCAAAGTAATCTCGCACCAATGTATAACAATCCTGCTTGCCATATTCCCATTGTTTACCTGTCAAGGGTCGATAGTCAACCATTGCTTATCCGGTACAGAGTAAACATACCATGGCATTTTAGTTTGACGGCAAGCCTTACGATCATGCTCGCTAACTGGTGTTCCCTGTGGATGTGAATGCACAACAGCTTCGATTGTTCCTGCCATCATCGCTCGACCGTAATCGATCGGACTGATTACAAACGTATTTTCTGGATCATCAGCAATATTGCGACACGGAAAGTAACTGCCGTTGACAACTAGCCCCGCTGCTTCTTTAGGGTACTGGTGTTCGGCGTGACGTACTGCTTCACGCTTGAAGTCTTGCACCAGGGAATCCTCCAAACGGCAGTGCGTCATTTCTGTTTGACGTGCCATTTGGAAAACGTAACTTGCAGCTAGACAGACGCTTGCCGCATACATCTTGAGCAGCACTGCTTACTCGTTGATCGTTAATGTCAAAGTATTGATCGCCTTGATATGGGCATTCACGTTCTCGATATTGCCATTGGCAAAATTCAGTCACTGTACGGCGAGGAAGCTGTAAGTTTGTCAGGTCTAGTTTTGCTGTAAGTTCAAATTCAACAAACTGTAAGTTTTCGCTTGAAACACGATCAATGTACCAAGTCTCCACCATCTTTGCGTCAGGATCAGCAGTGTCATTAAATGTTTGGTAAATCAAGCTATCGCCGCCCTGTGTAATCAAGTCATCATCAGCTTCTGTTTGTGAGCCTTGTGCTTGATTAAAGTTTGCAAGATCCAAAAACTTAGCAAACGTTCGTATCCGTCTAACCCTTGCTTTCAGTGGATTGTAAAGTGCCAATAATGAACTAATCGCACCATTAACGTTGGCGACTCTTAGCGTCGGGCGAGGCAATGTACCTTTTGCTGAAAATTCAAACCCGTCAACTTCTACAGGTGCTGCAGGGTATGTTTTGCCGTCAAATACAATATCAGAAATCAAGCCATTCTTTCCGGCGTGATAACGTAAAGTATCATCGACACCGTTTACATCTTGCGTAAGTTTGATTTCAAATAGATCAATAATTGCAGTTGGTGCTAGCGCCTGTAATTGTTCTGCTAACGGCTCAAATGCTTCCCA